GCAGGCGCAATCCCTCCCCTTAGTTGTCAATTAGTGAAATGGTATCCTACGATACCGTTTCGGGTTGCGGGATCCTGCCCGATACCCTAGGATAGATTCAAGCGAGGGGGGGATCCCTCGCAACCACACCCCACCACGGTAAGCATCATGCGCCATCCCATCATCCGCCACAACTCCGCTCCCACCTATTCTTTCGCTGGCATCGTTAATGCCATTGAAGAGGCACAGAATAGCGGCAAAAAACGTATTATGATGCGGTTCACTGACTTTATCGTTAAACCCTCGAAGTATCAGGGTAAAGTGTATGTTTTCTCCCACGATAAAGAGGTGAATCAGTGGGGCACCATGAGTAACATTTACCTCGGTTGGATTACTTCAACCGCCACTAATCTGGGTGATGTTGATCTAATCAAACGGGTTCAATCCGCCGCCGCTGATCCTTACGCTGCCGCTAAACTCTACGGGCAGAATACAGGCACCTGCTCATGTTGTGGGTTGGAGTTAACTAATCCTCTCTCAATTGAGTTGGGAATCGGTCCTATCTGCAGGGAAAAGTTCGGACTCTAAGTTATACGTTCGTGGGCGGCAGTTCTTTATACTCTGCCGCCCTATTCGTGCGTTCGTGTTTGGCAGTTGGGGTGGGGGGGTTATATAAGCCCATGGGTCCCTTATAATCTATAAACGACCCAGATCGACCTCTATATATCACTCAAACAAAAAATTCCGCGCCCCATAAAAAATCTCAAAAACCCTCACAAGATTTCCAAGAACCTCACACACATAAAAAACACAAAATAATATATAAATTAAAATTGCATAATAGTATACCAAAAATGAAAAAAAATTCCGGAGAAATTTTTGAGTCCGTACAGGTTGATCCGATTACTGGAGACTACTTCATCATAATTCCAGAGTCTGTCGCCAATGAACTCTCATGGTACGAAGACAGTGAGATTAGTTTTAAAATTGAAGGAAATGAAGTGATTCTCACAGAACGCCCAGATTGACAAAGACTATATAATGAGTTATGATAATTCGGTAATCACTTGAAATTATGGCAAAAGGATTTACAGTAAAAGCAGCAGCACCCCGTGTTGGAAATAGTGCAGAAGAATGGGACTATGATCTCGCAAAAGAAATGGTTCGGGGCAAATCAATCGTATTCTGCCTCCCTGGTCGCGGAGTTTCTTATACTTACTTGAAGAGCTTCGTACAACTCTGTTTTGACCTTGTTCAGTCTGGGGCAAGCATTCAAATCTCGCAAGACTATTCATCAATGGTAAACTTTGCAAGATGCAAATGTTTAGGAGCGAATGTACTGCGTGGACCTGATCAGATTCCCTGGGACGGAAAACTAAATTATGATTGGCAACTTTGGATCGACTCGGATATTGTCTTCAATACTGAGAAGTTCTGGCAATTAATTCTCATGGACAAAGAAATTGCCGCAGGATGGTATGCCACAGAAGATGGTCACACCACATCAGTTGCACATTGGTTGGATGAAGATGACTTCCGTGGAAATGGTGGCGTCATGAATCACGAAACAGTAGAAAGTATCTCAAAGCGTCGTAAACCATTTACCGTTGACTATACTGGATTTGGATGGGTTTTAATTAAAAACGGAGTCTTTGAGCACCCAGAACTAAAATATCCATGGTTTGCTCCAAAGATGCAAGTTTTTGAATCAGGACAAGTTCAGGACATGTGTGGCGAAGATGTATCATTCTGTCTAGATGCAAAAGAAGCAGGATTTGAAATTTGGTGCGATCCTCGCATTAGAGTAGGTCATGAGAAGTCTCGTGTAATTTGAGATTTATGAGTACGTACAATATTCTTTGCAAAGGAAGGAAAATTTATTCTAGTCTTACGGAAGAAGAATATTTCAATATTATGGAGGACCTGTCTTTAGAATTCTATCAGACTGGTTCTCCAAGACCAGAAGAACTTGAAACCGAAATTATAGGAGAAAACTGAAATGGCAATTAAAAAATCATCAAGTGGTAAGCAGGTTATTGAATCTCGTCCCAAGAACACACGACAAGGTTCTGGTTCTAATACCAAATATGCAGCAACTTCTCGTAATGGTGCTCGTAAAAAGTACAGGGGTCAAGGTAAGGGATAATGTATCACCTAGATGGAAATGATGAATGGAAAAATATACATTCGTCAGACCTCTGGGTTTATAATAAACTATTCTTAAGTCGGCGTTTAGGGTATACATGTGGTCCAGTTGGGACTACAGTACCTAAACCCGACTTTTATATTGTTCGACCATCTTTCAATCTGCTAGGGATGGGCCGTTTTGCTCGCTTCGAATGGATTGAAAAGCATACGGATTATATACATCCATCAGAATTTTGGTGTGAAATTTTCAGAGGAGAACATATAAGTGTTGATTTTAAAAATAAAAAATCGGAACTTGTTGTTTCCGGAACAAAAAATGATGAGGATCCTCTCTATAAATGGAAAAAATGGCAAAAAATTGACAAAAATATCAATTTTCCACCAATTTTAGAGAATCTTGTTGGGGATTATGAATGGATAAATTGTGAATTTATAGGTGAAAAACTGATTGAAGTTCATTTTCGCCAAAATCCAGACTTTAGATTTAATAATTCGGTGGCAATACCCGTATGGGATAATGAAAAAGTTGAAAATATGAAGTTTGTAGAAGACTCCGATTATTATCGGAAGGGATTTTATATAAAATAAATATACCTTTAGAGTGGTATTGGCAAATTGAACAAGTTTTCTATGGGAAATCATCTCCTGTTGGAGGTATATGGAGTTGATTTTGACTTATTGGACAATGGAGAATACCTTCAAAATATTATGACCAAGGGTATTGATCGTGCTGGAATGACTATTCTTAATATTTTTAGGCACGATTTTGATCCTCAAGGATGTACAATAGTCATTGCACTATCAGAAAGTCATGTTTCGTGTCATACATGGCCAGAAAACGGTTGTATTGCCATTGATGTCTATACTTGTGGTAGCGGAAATCCAAAATTAATTGCACTAGAACTGTTAAAATATTTAAATTCTGACAATTATAATATCAGACAACTTGATCGTTAAATATTAGTAAGGAGATAGAAACCTCCTTCATAAAAGTTCTGTTTTTTATAAAACAGGAGTTTAAAATGTCCAATCTACCAGTTGACAGAAACAAAGACTACATGTATCAAATGTGGGGAACAAAAAAACTTGTCACGGATTATATGAATGATGGGGATAATAGAACCATCCAAGAAATTATGCATGATGATGTTCCAAAAAATAAGCACTATCTCAAAGAACAAAGTGAAATTCATCAAAAAATTAGAAATGATGAAGATTATGATGACTGGAATTATGGAACAGAACCAAACTATGGATCTCCCTGGAAATAGTCATAAATAAAGAGAGAAATTCCATGTCCGATGGCAGTCACCAGGATATCACGATCATTTAAAGATATCAGTCTATCATTTGAACCCCATCCGGTGACTAAGGATTTACCTGTCCTTAAAAATCAGAATGCCATTATTCGATCAATTCGTAATTTGGTAGAGACAATTCCAACCGAAAGGTTTTTTAACTCTACCATTGGTTCTAATGTGAGAAGTAGTCTTTTTGATTTTGTTGATTATGGTACTGCATCCATTATAGAAGATCAAATTCTGGTTTCCATCAGCAATTATGAACCAAGAGTGAATGAAGTAAGAGTTCAAGTTGATCCCAGACCAGACACGAACGAATTTGAGGTTACTGTTACTTTTAATATTATCGGACAAGAAATCCCAACACAACAATTTTCATTCATACTAGAGGCAACCAGATAAAATGCCTTTTACTAAATTTACCAATCTAGATTTTGATCAGATAAAAACCTCAATTAAAGATTATCTTCGTGCCAATTCAAATTTCACGGATTTTGACTTTGAGGGATCTAATTTTGCTGTTCTAATAGATGCACTTGCTTATAATACTTATATCACCGCATTTAACTCAAATATGGTTGTAAATGAATCCTTCTTGGATTCTGCAACACTAAGAGAAAATGTTGTTTCACTGGCAAGAAATATAGGTTACGTACCAAAGTCCAGAATCGCATCAGAGGCAGTTGTTTCTTTTAATGTACAAACAAGCGTAACCAGTCCGACACTCACTCTACAGGCGGGTCTGGTGTGTACAGGATCCGTTTCTGGATCATCCTATGTCTTCTCATCACCATCAAATATAACTACAAATATTGTAAATGGAATTGCGACCTTTTCCGACGTTAGAATAAAAGAAGGTACATTTTTAAAGAAACAATTTGTTATTGATGGATCACTTGATCAAAGGTTTATTCTTAATAATTCCTTTATTGATACATCCACTATTGTTGTTTATGTCAAAAGAACAAGTGAAACAGGTCTTGGAAGAATATATTCACTTGCGGATAATATTTTTGATATTGATTCAACATCCGAAATTTATTTGATTCAAGAAGTTCAGGATGAAAAATATGAACTTATGTTTGGTGATGGTAGGTTTGGAAAAAAATTAGAAAATGGAACAGTTGTTACCGTAACATATATCGTAACTGATGGTAAAGATGGTAATGGTGCAGATAGTTTTTCATTTGCTGGAACTCTTAAAGATTCAAATGATGTAACAATTGTACCATCCAATAATATAATAGTAACAACTTCTCAGAAATCGCAAAATGGTTCTGATATTGAAGGTATTGATTCAATTAGATACTTTGCTCCAAGAATTTATTCGTCACAGTACAGAGCTGTAACATCAAGAGACTACGAAGCAATTATTAAAACCAAAATTTATCCAGATACAGAATCTGTTTCGGTAATTGGTGGTGAAGAACTAAGTCCTCCACAATATGGTAAAGTTCTTATTAGTATCAAACCAAAAAATGGAAGTTATGTTTCCGATTTTAATAAACAACAAATTTTAAATAAACTTAAGCAATATAATGTTTCTGGTATTAGTGCCGAAATTGTAGATTTACAGATTTTATATGTTGAGATTGATTCTTCAATTTACTATAATTATTCTCAAACCGGAAATGTAGATGATTTAAGATCGAGGGTTGAAAAATCACTCACAACATATTCAAATTCAACCAACTTAAACACATTTGGTGGTAGATTTAAGTATAGTAAAGTTCTTCAAGTTATTGACGGTACAGATTCGGCAATTACATCAAATATTACCAAAGTTAAAATTAGAAGAGACTTAAAGGTTCTAATTAATCAAACAACTTTTTATGAAATTTGTTATGGAAATAAATTTCATGTTAAACAAAGTGGATATAATATAAAATCAACAGGATTTAAGATTGCAGGAGAATTGGATACTGTTTATCTCACGGATACTCCTAATACAGATCTAAAAACAGGAACAATTTCAATAGTAAAACCATATCCAGTAATTTCTGGTATT